ATCATTGCGCGAGTCGATCGACATGCGTCGATCGAATCCATTAAATCAGGATTCGCCCGAAACATCTCCATTGCTAATGAACGCGGAACGCGATCACTCGCATCAGAGAGATCAATCGTCGCTAATTGACCTGAAGATGACCCAACCAAAGCCAGCCGCTGGTTCACAGATTGATCACGAAAATTTACGTGACCTTTTGTGAGTTCAGCGGACTCGATCGTGGCATATAGCACACGTCGAATAGCCTGCTGCACATATTGCATGCAACTCGGCTCTATAGCTATAATCCGTGGTCCCTTAAGTGTTTTCGGAACTGTAACAATCCTAACGGGTTGTTCCAATTCCTGGTTAACGAACGTGACTTCCTCGAATCTCTCTTCACCTGATACGCCAATAGGATAGGCTGTATCGATGAACGGGAAAAACGGTTCGAGGCGTTCGTGCCATTTTAGCCAAACATATTTCTGATTTCCAGAAATGTGCTCAGCAGTTGTGCCAGGTCCATGTCTTGGAACGAAGCTATCGCTTGTAATATTAGCCATAGTATTGTCCCATAACATAGCAGACACCGAAGAAAAGTCTTCAGCATCTGCGTTTGGCACTGATAACACTTTAAGGGATTGCTCATTTTGGACGAAGTTCTGCAAGGACCGCGTGACCTTTTCTGGGTCACACTCCATTTCGATACGTTGAAATGCGAGGCAAATTTGCCTAACACTATCAACAATCGTTGGACAATCACTTGCATAAAGCGAACTTTGTTTTTCATATATCCTACCTGTCTCACGGTCAAAGATACGACCAAGCATACCTCGCAAAAAGGCGGGGATTGCTTTACTCTTTCGAAAGCTTCGGAAGAATATTGGGTCGATTCGTCCCAACTGGAGGGCTTGTTCAAAGTCCCTACCAAAAGTTGGGAGTGTCAGCGTTAGAAAGCCGACACCTTCTTCTTTGACCCGTGCTCTGATAGTTGTCAGATCACGTAAATCAGAGACCTCAGCGATGCACTTGCTACAAGCATCTCTATAGATGCTGGTAGCTAATTCTAGGAGATAGTTACTTACGTTGCTTTTCAAAGAACCCTCACTTCTGAAGGCGACTTTCAAGCCACGTATCTCCGCCTATGCTGATCCTAAATAGAACCAGCCAATCCGATTTTATGAAATTGGCAGCGGCCTTGAAGCTTTTTCAGGGCTTACTGGTGTCACCTTAGTGATTACCAGTACCTTACTGTCTCTCTTTCGAAATTCAGCAAGAATTTCAGGCAGAAGTTCGGCTATTAAACCGGACATCAGGGCTGCGAATCTCGCATACCTCAGGAATTTTGACATAGCATACGCTCCTTTGTTATGGCCTCTCGGCCATAATTGACAAGTTGCAAATTTGCAACAAGGAAGTTTCTAATCGACCATCAAGACTGCTGGCCGAAAAGAGCTGTGACATTTCCAGAGGAAAGCCAGGTTTTAAGAGCCTGGACAACGTAGTCTACTTGAGTTGCACTGAAGCCCACTTCTGGGCGATCAATGACAACGTAGAAACCAAGTGTTTCATAATCATTGACAGCTGTCAATGGGTCTGGAACAATGGCTCTCTGATCAAGCCGCACCATCGATCGAATCCGTTTACCGGATTTCTGATGGGAAATTGTGAGACGAAAAGTCTCGTCGTCCTTCACGTACTCGGACTTAAGTCCAGTACTTGAAATGCGAGGCATTGATTGAGCTACTGCATTTACAGTAACGGATTGTGGATCAGCGAACATAGTGGTTAACCTTCCTAAAATAAATGGGAAGTTGACTACTGTCAGGTCCTTAGTCATTCCAAGACGAGGACTTGTCTTAGGACAGTAGCGATAATCCTTATGGCGTACGGGATATCCCGAGCGCAATAAGAATCGCTAATTGCCTAGGAGATAGGCTCCCAGACAGGACAAAATCAAATGGACTACCTGCAGCCTGCCGTCGCTTGATATCGGCCTCCCGATACCAAATGAGTTTGTGCAGTTGACCATCACACGTAGAGAATTCGGATTTTAACTCGAATCTTCTTCGGCGATGATGCATCAGGTACATGTATTTGGACACCATTGAGTCGGTAGCCCAATCTTGCGCCGCCTGAACGACGTCGCAAGCATTGGAAAACCAGTCACCCAACCATGTCCAAGGTGTTGCTCTCCATATGACAACAGGGTTAATGTGTGCACCGTACATCGTCATCTGACGAGATACGGCACCCATAAGGCCTTTAGAGGCCTCATTGCTGTCATCGAATTCGGGTCTGTAATACTTAAAAACTCCCTCGTACCACACATCAGTATAATCTTGAAGTGTGACCGTGTAGCTTTTAGGTCCGATGATCATATTTGTCGTATATCCACCACCACTAGGTTGACAACCAGTGATGTCGGTTCGACTATAGATGACCGTCTCAGACTCGATACTCTTGTCGACTCTCCGCCGTCTCACCCACCTAGCATTGTCGTGTTTAATTTGCGACATATGCTTGGCGGTTTCGTCGTATACCGAGGACATCCTCGATATATCACTAAGAAACGGCACCCAGCCAAATTGCTCATTGATGAACGCATCAGCGGCCCTCTTAGGGGCCATGCGGACGTTACGAGTGTTGCCGCCGATCTCCTTCCATCTATTTGCGAAGGTACCAGCTGTTGATGACAACATACGAGGTATGTCTCTGGCT